TAAAACCCGGCGAAGTGAAGTCGTAAATTGGGTCATGCATGGTAATAGTCCAAAACTCGTCGAGTGCTAAACAGAATGCCAAGAGACTGCACGGAACTCCCGTAATGGTGCGTGCATGATGAACAGTCCCGTTTAGGTGTGCGGTATCCAATACAATGCCTAATAAAACTAAAGCGAAAGCAAAGATTGCTGCGGTTCGTTCAGAGACCAAAGCGATTCAACGATTATCTGAACAATTAAAACAATTAAAATCTGTTAAGAAAACTCCGTTTTCCGATACTGGTGGAATAGTTGGAAACAAAATTGGCTCTTTCTTTGGAAAAGCCGATATTGGCAAGTCTGTTGGGCGTTGGCTCGGCAGCGGAATTGGTTCCATTTTTGGATCTGGTGATTACACGATGGTTGGTCAAGTTCCATCCTATAATGTTCTTGCTAGTTCCAAACAAATCCCCCAGTTTAGTACTACGGCTGCTACTAATATTGTTTGTCATCGTGAATACCTTGGAGATATTCAGGGTACCAGTGCGTTTACAAATCAGTCTTATCCGTTGAATCCTGGATTAGCTCAAACTTTTCCCTGGCTTTCAACCATTGCTCAAAACTACCAGGAATATAGGTTCCATGGTGTGGTGTTTGAGTTTCGTCCACTGATCACTGATTTTGTAACGAATGGGGCACCTGGTGTTATCATCATGTCAACTAATTACAATGCAGACTCACCTTTATATACGACAAAACAACAAATGGAAAATGCTGAATTTGCGGTTTCTGTGAAACCTACTTTAGCATTGATTCATGCAATTGAATGTGCTGTGAGTCAAACAACCATTCCTCATCGATATGTTAGATCTGGAGCAGTTCCGGCTAATCAGGATCTACGACTTTATGATTATGGTAATTTTCAATTTGCAACTCAATCAAATCCTGTACAGAATTTGGGTGAATTGTGGGTTTCGTATTGTGTGGAGTTTTCTAAACCTATTTTACCAGCAACTGTAGGTGGTCAAATATCAACTGCTAAATACTTTCGAAGCGGTGTTACAGCTGCTTCACCATTTGGTACTACTACTACAACATTCCAAGGATCTTTGGTGGCTAGTTTCACGGCTACTACTATGACGTTTTTGGCTTCACCTGGTTCATCTTACCTCATTAATGTCGATTGGAACTTTCCTAGTACTGCTTTTACCTTCCCTAGTGTTAGTGTATCTGGTGGTACTGCCGTTGCTTATTGGAATGG